TTCTTAGCTGCAACTTCTGCAGGATAAAAGTTAGCTGCAGTTGCACTACCATTAAACCCAGGTTTTATATCATCTAGGACTGGTTGTAGTTTTTGTTTCATAGAACCAAGACGTTCTAGATATTCTTGATGGGTTTCTCCTGGAAGTAACTCTTCCATACCCTCTGGTTGTTCAGCTACGGCTTTTCTAATATCTGGATTAGTTTCAAAGTTTACTACTTCTTCAATACCTTCAGGAAGTTTGGTAGGATCAATAGTAATTGGAAACTTGTTACCACCAAATAACACATCTGCTATTTGACCATAAGCTGCTAATACTTTTGTCTTAGTAACTTTAACAAAGACTTGAGATCTCTCTGTAGAAGTAAACTGTACATCTGGTCCGTATATACCACGATAGTTACGGTAAGCTTGAATCCAACGTTCCTCATCCAGTTGCCTAGCTGTATTAGCTTTGCCATACTTTTCTTTAATAAACTGAACAATTTGACCAGCTTGCGGATCATGAAACAAGTCCTTATCTACATCGTCTATTGATGATGCCGTTTCAGCATCCATCATCATTTCGTTCTCTAGGATTTTATCTTCTTCCATATTTATTCCTTAATAACCAAACGTTGAATCTGATGTTTGAAATCCAGATTTTTGAGTACTGGCATCAAAATCAAATATACTACTACGTGGTCTAGTCATTATACCATATCGTAGTGCATCATACAAGTGGTCTTCTGATTTTGTATCCACATCTTCTGGATTATTTTTATCTAGTGGTATGGCAGGTAGTTGTGAAATAGTATTAACACAGTTGTTAAAAAATATTAATCTGGGTTCTTCTGTAAATTCATCTACCTGTAATCTTCTATGTAATTCGTTTTTACCTGATACACGAGAACCTTTAGATCTATCAGAGGGTCTCCACCTACAACCCTTCATGATCATTTGTTCGGCCAATGAAGGACCAGTATCACCACGATTGTGCCAAAGACTAGAGTCCAAAACCCCATAGCGTATCTTCTCTTCACCTTCTATTTCAAGAATCATATCAGCTAAATCTGTAGCTGTAACTTTTGAAACATATAATTCTCTATATACAACCAGTTGCTCTGCTGGGGTAATAGTAAACCATACGACACCAGTATGAGAACCATAACCATAGTCGCAAGCTCTAAACTTAACCCAACTTTTAGGTATGTCATAAGGTTCTACGACATGTATATTACGGTTAAACTCAGGGAAAGCAGCCCCCTCATTAATATCCCAATCACCTTCTAATAACTGCCTACGTTGATGTTCTGGAAGTGAGAGCAAGTTTGCCTCATACATTCCATCTTCAGCTAAATAAGGATTATCGAATAGGGTAGCAGGTATAAACCTACGTTTAAATAATGGCTCACCTTCTCTTGAATGTCCTTTCGGCCAAGAGATAACTTCACCACTGTCTGTATCTGTTGCCCAAAAATCTTCATTAGGTGTACTAGGATCTATAAATGTTTTCTTTACCCACTGGTGGCCTGGACCTCCAGGGTTACTGGTTGCTCTCATGTATAAAGGTAGCCCACTAGCTCTGGTTGTACGAAGACGTGACCTCATATAATTCCAAGGATAGGGTGTAGGCCATTGCGTTAATTCGTCAAAACCAATCCAGTTAAATGCCTGTCCTTGGTATCTCATAACGTCATCGTCACGGTCAAGGTACGACATCCAAAGTGTGGCTCCACTAGGGGCTACCCAAGTCTTATCTCTTTCCATAAACTTTATACCAGGAATTGCTTTAGGGTATAGTTGTTTAGATACAGAGATAAGTTCTCTCAGCTCTTCAGTACTTCTACGTACTAGAAGCATACGAGCATTTGGATTGTTTAAGTATCTTACAGGGTCAGCAATCATTGCGTATGATTTACCACCACCTGCAGATCCTCCATACAAAACTTCTTGTTCTGTTGAAGCTAGGAAATCTGTTTGTGGTCCAGGGTTTGGTTCAAAGATTATCTCTCTTTGTACCTGTTCCTCAACACTAGGTGTATACTTCGGAGTGACTGGAGTCAACTCTGCTTCTTGCACCGAGTCTTTGACCTTCAAGCTTTTCCGCCTTTTCTGCTGCCTCTTTGTACCTTTCGGCATAGAAACGTTGGACTGAAGCTTCTTTCTTACGCTTGTGTTCAAGTTTAACCCTCTTATATAAACCTACATGTGAAAGGTATCTACCAGAAGTTTCACTTAACCAAGCAGCTACTTCTCTATAACTGTACTGCTTTAGGTGATTTTTAGCCTGTTCAAAAAGCTCTAGCTCTTCTGGGATTGGTTGTAGTATATCACAATCATTAGTGTCTTGTCTATACCCAAATGGTATAAATCTTCCGACCCTAACTATTGATTCCCACTTCCATTCACCATCTAGTTTTTCAGGCTTAGGTAATTTCCAAGTTTTAGTTTTCATCTGCTTTAGGAGGTAAAATAAACAAAGGACTCTCCGATGTTACTTCGACCTTTTCTGTTTTAACAAAACCAGCTCGATCAAGAAAATCTTTAGCTGCTGCCATCTTTTCTTTATTACCCAAATCAGTAGGGGATCTCATAATCTGCATCATGGACCAAACAGCTTGAGGTCCACGAGTTGCTATAAAGTCACGAGTACGTTCAGCAATCTCTGCTTTAAGAGGTTCCATAACCGCAGTTGTAGATGTACCTTCGGCATACCCTGCCATCTTTAATGCCATGACAGGGTTTCCTTCGGCTTCATTAAACAGTGCATCTATAAATGCCTGTTGTTTTTCAGTAAGGTTTTTCGCCATATATCCGTTCTTTTATTTCAGACCTGCCAATTCCTAAGTCACTTAGTTCACGGTCAGACAAGTTAGTTAATAGTTGATAATCTGCTCGTCTTTGTTGTGCTAGTTGAACAGCTTTTAGTACACGATTACAATATTCTTTAAACATATTTCTACTCCTTTATGTTACCTTTATCAGGCAGGAGTAGTTTTACACATATAGTTATAACATACTACAGATAATATTGCAACCCCGTTATGTCGGTTGGTAATACTCAGCACCAGACATAACTATGTGAAAGTCAGAGCTACTATCTTCAAACCCTACAATCTTATCACCTGCAGCTAGAGCTAAGTAACCACCGCCCTGTACAACTTCTTCTAGGCTGTTGGCTGTTAGGCTGTGTTCATCTACAAGAAAGTGATATGTAGTTGTAGCTGCTTCGTACCATTGAAGGCTATACTTTTTATTATTAGTAGAACCATTTGATACATGTAAGAAAGTGATAAGTGACACATGGTTATTTGGGCATGTATATATTATATCACCACTAGCACCACCTGAAGTAGCTGCTAGATCTTTTGCTTTAGTAAAGTATTTAGCTGTAGCGGGATTTGCCATACTTGTTATCGTTTCCTATTCATCATAGTAAAATCTTTTATAGCCTTAGCTAGATTATAACTACCGTTTTCTTTTAAGTATTTACTGGCATTCTTATTGAACCAAGCTTTAAATTCACCTTCACGCAGTCTTCCTACTCCAGCAGGTTCTTTACTTGGAACTCTGTCTAAAGATTGAAGAACCATCTTTCTGATTCCTGCAGTACTCATAGGCATTTGTTTACTAATTCTAGTTGTTCTGTTAGCGTCCATTACTTCCATCTGCTCGTCAAGTGTCATTGTGTCATTATTAACTGGACCTTGAACTGTTTTAGGTTTTCTCTTTGGCCTAGCTTTAGGACGCACAGGCATATCTTTCTTAAGATCCTCTGCAAAGACAGCTGCCATCACCTTACCATCTTTATTAGTATAGTAAAGTGATCCAGCTTTTTTGGCTGCAGAAATACTTTTATACTTACCAGCATTCTTTTTAGCTTCTTTAACAGTAATGCCTTTTTGTTTTAACTTATTATTTAAGTATTTTTTTAATGATACAGCCATATCGTTTCCTATTTGTATGTGTTTTTAGCAGTCTTAATACCAGTATTCATTGTGCCAGTAGACTTAACCATGCCACCTTGATTGTACATAGCTACCTTACCACCTTTAGCGTATGCTTTCTTTTTCATTCCAGCACCACCTTTGGCGTAACCTTTTTTCATCATACCACCTTTGTTCATAAAACCCATATTATTACGAACATCTTTAGGTAGAGAAGCTGCTCCCTTATTCGGTGCTGGTTTTAAACCACCTGCAGCATAACCTTTTTTCTTCATCTTCATGACTCTTCCTCACTATATAAATTGTTAAACACTCGTTGCGTATCCCAAACATAGTCTACGTTTTCTTTCGAGTTGTATACATGTTGATTTGGTTTAAAGTCTGGAGCGCCTTCTCCTGTTTCAAACCAAGCTGGGTGAGTTACTCTCACTCTATTATTGGGCAACGCAACCATGTTACCAGTATATTGTCCAGCATCTAACAACTCAAGTAGGTGAGATTGTTTGTGTTGAGCTGGGTCATCTGCAACTTCACTGTCTGTGTAGTCTACAGTAAAATAATATTTAGCTGGATAGAACTCTCCATCTATCTTTGCCATCCAAGGCGCTGGGCTTGCACGTTCTAATTTGTAAACACTGTGGTGGTGCGACATACAATCCCAAGGCTGTGCTAGATACGGTGGTAATTGTTCAGGCCATTCTTCTAAAGGTGTATCTGCTACAAGTGCTACAAGAGGTAGCCTAGCCCACATCGCACCGCCATGTATATTGGGGCTATCATCAAAGTCAGACTCACAGCCTGTAAAAATAACTTGAAAGCTGAGAGTCCTGTTTGGCATAGTAGTGACACCAATGACCATGCAATGTAGGAACTCTCCATGATACTCCTCTAAGTTTTTTGTATACTCTCTACGAACCCACGCTTTAAAGTGGGGAATGCTGCTTGTTAAATATGACATCTATCTGTGGGACTTCGTTTTCTTTGCAATTTTCTTAGGTTGAGCCACATGCTGCTTACCTGCCTTAGTGCCTTTTCGTTTTGCTCTGGAAGTGGCTGCGTACTCACTAGCACTAAGAGACTTAATAGCCGAAGTAGGTAGGTAGCGTTCACCAGTAGCCTTAGAGCCTTGGGTAGATGGCTTACCACTTTTGGTTCTCCACTTTTGTTTTGTCCAAGACTTTAAACTTTTTTGTGATTTAGACAGTGCCACTTAGCAACACTCACACTCTGGATTACATTTACGATTTATCAAAGCGCACCACAGTCTTTTTAAATACCTTCTCATCTGTATCCTCCTCCTTTTGCTTTGTATTGTTTGGCAACCATCTGGGCTTTTCTCGCAGACCATTGTCCAGGTTTGCCACCTTTTGAACTTGCCTTAACCTTTGCGACCAAGTTTTTACGCATGGTCGGTTTGGTGTAGTTACCAGCAGCATTAACCTTACTCTTCTTTGCAGCCATCATAGACTCCTATTAAAATGATAACTTTGCACCCATTGTAATATCACCAAACTCAAAGTCTGCATCTGACGATACTTTTGTATAGGTTGTCATACCTTTCCATACGTACTCAGCTTTCCAATCTACACCAGTAAAAATGTCACCGTTGTTTAGATCTAATACATCTATAGTTGTTTCACCTGTAAATGAAACTCCGTATGCACCTAAACCTACAGAAGGTTTAACATCCATTGTCCAGAGTTCTGTACCTGTTGTGTACGTTAGTTCTGTGTCAGCACCAACAGACAATCCATATCCAATGTCCATAGCCGATACTGATGTTCCTGCAACTGCTACTGCAGTCGCTAATAATAATTTCTTCATTTTATACTCCTATAAGTTTGTTCCGATTTTAACGCAGGTTGGTATTGCGTATATACCTTTTGCTGTTAAGTCATTTGTTATAATAATAGTTTCTTCTTTACAGGCTCTCTCTACATAGAAAGGTTCTGGTTTTGCTACAACCTGACAAGATAATGCCGATGGGTTTGTACACATCAACAATACAGCCACCCACATTACCAAGCCTTACAAGACCAGTACCGTGCAGTAAACTTATCAGTTGCTGTATCACAGTTATGTCTTGCCCTAAAACTTTTACGCCTAGCTGGTTGATCTTTCTTAATGCTCATGTTGGGATCACCAAAACGAACAACCTTTACTTGGTCGTCTTTCTTTGCTAACACCGCAGACTTTTTAGATCCGCCAGGTGTTTTCTTTGGTTTGTTATATCCTGGATAAATCTCACCACGGTATTTCTTTTTACCACCGCTTAAGTTTTCTACATCTTTAGTTGTTGCCATATCTACACCATCAATTCAAAATGTGGTCCATCAATAAATGGCCTACGTCCTTGAGACCTACGTAGATCAATGTATTCATTCATTGCGTCTTCCATAGATCCCTCGTAGTCACCGATAGAATCTATGTGCCAAGCTGCACCCCAACGAACTTTACATCCGACAAAGCTTGCACCTTCTTTCATAGCATCTGCTAGATCATCATACAAGTTTAGCTCCCAAGAGCCACGACCATTGATATAAGCCATGAGATCGACTGCTAGTCCCTCTAGGTGCTTACTCTTCATAGTCTGGCTTGCACCTTTTGCCACCAACTCTTTTTGTTGTTCTACAGTTCTCATACCTTGGATAACTCCAAAGTCTGTATCAGTAGCTGTGATAGCATGTTTAACAACTGCTACCATTCTTTCATCAACACCTTCTAGTCTATCAAGACTACGTCTACTTAATTTAAATGCCATGTCTATTTCCTAAAAAACTTGGTAGCTGCTCTTACACCGAAAGATGCAGATACGATTACGCCTAATGTGTATTGGTAGTAGCTCGGCATAACTTCCAAAGCAAGGAAACCATCCGCTACTATCTGTCTACCCCAATCCCCACAGAATGCGAGGATTAGTGGAATTGAAAATAAAATTGTTAGCCATTCGTCTTTCCACGAGTTAGCTGATGCATTCGCCATGATGCGATCCCACTCAGCTTCACTGGTAGCAGCTGAAAGCATTATTTGAGCTTCCGCCTCTGCCTTAGCTACCTTGACTTTATTCTGTGCAGCTTTCTGTTCTACCTTGCCGTTAAGCCAAGTACCTGCCAGACTAGCTATAGGTCCAATCAAACCTTGTATCATTTCTTATTCCCCATTGCTGTAAAGCCAAAGTATGCACCGACAAGTGCTGAGACAGATACGACATAGATATTAGCAATATCTGCTATTAACATTGCTGCTGTATCCATTCCAATAAGTGTACATAAGAAGATACCCATAGGGTAGAGTACCATTCCAGATAAAGCAAACCAAGTCATGTTGCGCTGGGCATCACGCTTGGCATCTTCGTCTTCCATCTTCCTTCGTCTATCCTCTAGATAGATCTCACGCTCTTCAGCGTCTAGCTTACCGTTCTTGTCTAGGTCATATTCTTCTACCATTATTCCCAGTCTCTCTTTTTGTCAGGATCTAGTACATCATGTTTTCTAAGATGCCCCTCAAGATACATAGCACGTTCTACTCTATCAAGAGAATACCTAACGCCTGTGTCTTGGTAAATAGCTTCTCGTACATAGAATACGTCTGAACGTGGTATATGCACTCTTCGTAGCCTTGCTTCGTTTTTATCAGCGAGAGCTTTGTAAAATTCCTCTATTACTTTGTCTGAAGCAAAGAGTCTTGATTTGGACATCCTTAGTTATACCTTTTTAACTACTAAGGTCAATACCTTTTATTGATACGACAGAAAAAAGTTAGATCGAGTGTACGTACTAGAAGTATTACTATAAGTATTACTATAAGTATTAATATTACTATTATATTAAAGTAGTAATAAAGTTAAAGTTAAGCGTAATGTATTACATTAAGTATATTATATATTACTTTATGCCCCGCTGTCAAGGGGTACGACAAAATATTTTTAATATTTCTCGATTACGTATGCCCATTATGTCGTATATATTGGGTAACACTGGAAAATAGCTGCCAGAGCCACTGAGATACCCCCAGAATAACTTAAGTTGCCCCCAGGCTACCCTACATTGCGTAGAAAGATTACGTAATTCCTGGGGCTTCCTACAGTATTTACATAATATAGGTCACTATTACTGATATATCTAATAAAATAAGGGTGTTACAGTATAACATGTAGACATTTCATTGTGGTTAACAGACTTTAAAACCCCATATCTGTCATTCTGGGTGTATACGTAACCCACACCCCCCGTATGGCCCCTGCCCTACTGTTATGTTATAACATTACATTGCTACTATCCAGAAACTATAAGCTTTTTTAGAGCTAACATACTGTATTTATTACATAGTTTACACAATATACTATTATGATAAGCACAATATCGCACTAGCTGGACACATTTTGTTGAGATTGCGACTCATTCGCAACTAGGATTAACAACATTATGTTATAACATTACAAAACACCTACCCCTCAAATCTGATACACATTATATATTATAAAGAGAACGAATCATGAACGAATCACTAACATAGAACATCAAGAGAACAAAACGAGAATTAGGTAGTTTGGATGTTATAATGTAACATTAACTATTTTATAAGCTATTGATTTTAAACGATTCTTTTCTTGTTGACTTCTATTTGCAGATCTGCGTATTCTAGTCTCATCAAATATCGAGTTGGTTAAAACTCAGATTTGACCATAAGAGTTGATAAGATGTCGCTACCGTTTGGAAAGCCCTTTGATATTCTAGAACAGACTATATCTCGCATCCTGTTTTGTGATGAAACAGGGGACGTGCTGATAAACCATCTGTTCGCTTACATTAAAACGGTTTTACCGTTTGCCTAGACTGCGTGTGTAGTTTGAAGGGCTTGTCGATGGTGGTGTGGTGCTGCCTAATCAGACAGTTTGCGTAAGTAATAATTCTCGACTAATTCCTGCGAGCGTTATTATGCACGGCAAGCCCCAAGGTTATATAGTTTATTGAGTGCGTTTGTATCAACGCTAGTGCGTGACGTCTGCAAAAAAAATTGCCAGACATAAATGCTATGCGATACTTGTCAATCTCATGTCGGCTATATGATCGCAGGTTTTATATATACAATGGGATATACGCTGAGACTTGCACCCATTGTATGCAAGTGAACCCATAGGCCACATACAGTTGTGAGTTGTGTGTGGCCTACGGTATAGCTTGCACAGTACATTCAT